CTATAAAACTTTAGATTTGAACGGTAAATATACCTACAAACGGTATAGGTTCAAAAAAAGATTCGTAACAGAAGTAGATGATAGAGATGGAAAAACATTTTTAACACTAACTTCTAAGAATATCACTTGGTGTCCTAAAGATAGCAAAAATATACCACCATTTATGGAACTTAAAGACTGGTGCTCTGGAAAAGAGGGGAGATTTGACTCTCGGCCTTTTGAAGTCTACGACCCCAGTAAATACAAAAAGTTATTTCTATTAGGAGAGGAAGGTAAATAAAATTATGGACAGTAAAACACAAAGATTCAAATTTTCCTTGCCCATTATCAAAACACGCACCGAAATACATAAAGATGAGGATGGCAATGAAAAAGAGATTAAGTTTGTTGAAGGTATTGCTTCCTCAACCGATAAAGATTTACATGGCGATAAGATGGCACCTAGTGCCATTCAGTCTATGGCTGACTCCTTGAAGCTACACGTCATAAGTCTAAATGATGAACACAATACCTCATGGCAAAGCGAATTAGGAGAAATAACAAAATTAGATGTAACAAAAGAAAATAAATTAAGAATAGAAGCAAGATTGAATGAAATGAGTAAATCAAACGATTTATGGTATGCTTTAACAGACCTCAATAAAAAGCTCGGGCTTTCGATTGGTGGTTATGTTAAAGAATATGAAATGGAAAAGGATGAAAGTAGTGATGAGGCAACATGGATTCGTGTCTATAAAGACATTGAATTAGATCATATTGCAGTAACTTCACGACCAGCCAATCCTAAAACATGGGTTTCTGTGATTTCGAAATCTATAGAAACTAGCGAGGAAGACCTCAAAAAAGTCGCAAAGAGAGTTCCCGCTACGTATAATAAAGAGCAAAACCTAAAAGAACTAGCTCGTAAAATAGTTCGAAGCATTCAAGATATGGAGGGAGACTTACTCCTTGAGTTAGCCTATACAGGCTTAACTTTCTTAAATGAGGAACAGTTAAATTTAGTAGAAAGGAATCTTCCTATGGATAAAAATAAAAAAGATGTCTCACTGGAAGCTGAGGAAGCCAAAATAAAGGCTGATTCCGACGTTCAACCCGAGGACGAAAAGGATGAAACTCCAGCAACACCAGAGAATGAGTCGTCTGAAGATGAATCTAAAGTAGAAGAAGAATCCGATGAAGAGGCTGAGGAAGCCGAAGCTACTGACGCAGAAGCTACTGACGAAGCAGAAGAAGAGTCCACAGAGAAATCTGAGGATGATGAATCTGAAGAAGAAGAAGCAGAAGCAAGTGGTGAGGAAAACGAAGCTGAAGCTGAGGAATCCGCTGACGAAACAGATGAATCGGAAGATGATTCGGGTAAGGAAGAAACTACGGACGAAAGCGAAGAGGACGCTGAGGAGGTTGATTCAGAGGAATCTGAAGAGGAATCCGAAGAAAAGTCCAAAGAAGTTGATGGTGACCAGTTGTTAAAAATGGTCAAGGGGCTAGCAGAATCTTTAGAAGTTATGGTGAAAACCAATAAAAAACTTTCTGAGGATGTTAAAGAACTTAGCTCTCAGCCAGCAAACCGCAAAACAGTTGAAATCAAAAAAGTTGTTGGTGACGATGACTCTGAAGAGGTCGACACAGCATCTTTGATAAAAGAGCGAGATGAAAAAATCTCTGAGTTAAAGAAGGCTAACGCTACTAACCCAGCTCTTTTCAGCATGATTCAAAGGACACGTTCCGAGTATGCTTCAAAGATTCAACAGTCTGAGTAAAAGATATAGATGTTAAAATTTTATTGCTCAAGCAAAGGAGGCTAAAAGTATGGAAAATAATATAGCACAATTAAGAAAAACCTTACTAGAGGCCGCATCCCTATTGGAGAAATCCAGTAAGCTAGAGCAGGGCGTGGACGAAGCAGCAGCAATGCTCATGAAAGACGCTATTTACACAACAACCTCTGGTGCATTTACTCAGAGGGAACATTTGGACACCCAAGTTGGGGATATTACTCGAAGGAACACTCCGTTCTTGGACAGAGTAGCCAAAGTTGCCGCAAATGGTAAAACACATGAGTGGGATATGGTTACAGCACTCGGTAGTAACGACACAGCAGTCGCCGAATGTGGAACCCCTACTGAAAATGATGCGACTATCACTCGCTACAGTGCACAAATTAAGACATACGCAACAAGCGTAAAAGTCTGTGATTTGGCACAGTGGGCGGCAAGTGATTACTTTGACCTTATGAATCTTCATTTGGAAAAAGGAATGCGCAAAATTCTCCACGACGTAGAAAAGAAAGTCTACTACGGAAATCATGATGGGACAGGAACCAATGATTTCTCTGGCCTGTATAAGCTAACTGCAGATTACGCAGGAGGTTCTAATACCGTTAACGCAGGTGGGAATCCAATTTCCCAAACCTACATCGACAACGCTATCCAAGCTATTGTTGATAACGGCGGAACTCCTACAACCATGTTTATGGGAGCCAAAGACTTGAGGGATTTCGCAGCTCTCTGGGCTAACAAAGTCGTTTATAACGACCCAGGTGCTGGTATGACTTTTGGTTATAATGTAGCTCGCTATATGTCCTGGGCGGGACCAATCGAGGTTATTCTCGATCCGTTCTTGATAGCAGCTAACTCACCAAATACACCCAACACTGATGCATTTGTCGTTGACATGAACGAGATTGCTCTAGCTCAAACTGAACCAATGTACCGTCTACCAACTTATCGTGGTCTAGACCTAGCTGAAACTCAAACAGTAGTCTGGAACATCGTGTTGGAAGTTAGGGTCCCTCAATGGCAAGCGGTGGTGAAGAATTTGGGTTAACCCCAAATAATCTTACTGTTTAGTAAAAGACTCTGATAGGGGAGGGCGTACACTTGCTTTCCCCTTTTCAAGAGTGTTATACTGTTTATGTATAATTAAAGAAATTAATTAAGTATTAGCAAGGAGGTTCATATGAAAGATTTAAAAGATTTAGTAGTAGTAAAAAGCAAAACTATAAACAACGAATCTATTCCTGTAATCATTAATGTTGCTGAAGTAAAACATGGGGAATTAGTAGACGAACGAGAAATATCTAGAAGTTACGTCTTCGAGGATTTTGAAGCTATTATGCCCCTTAGATATGCTAGATTACTTATAAAACAACAGCCTAATGAATTTCACATGGATAGGACAGTGGCTGAAAATGCTCCTGAATCAGTTAAGAGTGCCACTGAAAACTCTAAATTAGAAGCTGATGGAATAGTATGTGAAATCTGTGGTAAAGATAGTATCAAAAGTAAGGCTGGTTTGATATCCCATATCAGAAATAAACACCCTGATGAATTCGCTGAAATGTATCCAACCAAAGCTAAATAATAAAATTAGTAAAACTTTAGGAGAAAAATTATGTATTACGGAAATGCTCACAATCTAAAAATTACTGTTGCCGCTGGCAATGGTGCAGAACAAGATATTAATAGTATAGTTAGATCAGAAAAACTACTCAAGATTACCCCTACAGTGGATATGTATATTCTTTTAACAGCAGTATCAAGTGTAGCAACTGCAGATGCAGATGACTATTTGATTAAAGCTAATGCAGAGTATGAGTTCGCTGTTGGAACAGGAATTGACAGAATAGCATTATGGAACGCTACTGGCGGATCTGGTGATGCACATGTCATGATAATGTACTAGGATAATTTGAATAGTTATAGGAAAAGTTTTAAGATATGAAAATAATATATGTGTTACCTAACTTAAAGGTTAGTGGTGCAGTAGTAGTATACGAACAAGCCGATAGATTGAATGAGCTTGGCCATGATGTTCGTATAACCTCACTGGATGAACCAGTGGATGTAAATTTATACCCCCTTAAAGTGAACCCCCAAAGATTACAAGATTCTCTAGAAGACTTTAAAACTGCAGATGCAATTATTGCAATGAATGCGGTTTGTGCGTTTTATATTAACGATTTAGAAACTCAAGCTAAGAAGTATTATTTACTCATTAATGAGGAATTTAAGTTCTACCCAAAGGAATTGTTCAAAGCCAAATATAAAGGGGTAGATGACGATAGGATCGTTATAGAAAGGGACTCACAAAAGAAGTATCTCGAATCATCCTATAACTTAAAAATGGGTTACATCACATCTAATGATGATTTGGCGGAAATGTTAAAGCAGTTTAATCAAAAAGCTAGTGTGGTGCCTATTGGGGTAAACTCTAAGCTAATTTATCCTGATTTAGGTATTCCAAAAGGAGATAAACTTAGAATAGTTATAGAGGGAGCCCCCTTACCATGGAAGGGTATAAAAGTTATTAATAGAGCCCTAACAGAATTTTTACACCATGATTTTGAATTGTGGAGTATAGGAGATTGCCCATCTTTTATCAAATCAAATAAGCACTGGAAAAGTCCAGATTTTAAAACTGTACGTAAAATTCTCTCATCTGCAGATATTTTGATAAGAGCATACTCTGAAGATGGTATTGCAGAAATTCAGGCTTGGGCAATGGCCTGCGGTTGTGTAGTGCTTACTACAGAAACATCTGGAACAAAAATGTTCTGTAACAATAAAAACTCTGTTATAGTTAAAGTAGACGATTACAAACAATTGGCCGAAGAATTAAAATTACTAATGAAAGATAAAGTTAGAAGAGAAGAGCTTGTGAGGAACGGTCTAGAAACAGCCAATAAACTCAGTTGGGAATCGTCAGTTAAAGTTTTAGAATCGGTTTTAAGGAAAAGATGATGAGAAATCCTTATGTAATAATAAACTCAAAAGAGTTAAGAAAAGCGTATAGAACAAAAAATATGAAAGAATGTGCCAAATTTTTTAGGTGTTCGCCTGAAACCATTAAAAGAAAACTCATTAGGCTTAGAATTAGAATTAAAAACAAATCAGAAGTTTTGAGAGCATATTATAAAACGGATAAGGCTATACCAGAGAGAAAAAGAAGAAGTGAAAGAGCAAAGGAAAACAGAATCTTCCAACATTATAAAGGAAGTGGAATTGGATTGCCAAAAAATGTAAAGGGAAAGAAAAATCCTAATTATAAGGGTGGCAATTCTCCCAGATATTGGAGACAAGAAGTAATAGGGCATTATGGAGCAAAGTGTAGTAGTTGCGGGTGGGATGAAGTACCAGAAGTATTGGAAGCACACCATAAAGATTATGATAGGAAAAACAACACAATTAAAAATGGGCGGGTTTTATGCCCCACTTGCCATAGAATTATTCATTTTAAAGAAAGGGGATTTAGATGACAGAAGTACATAAACCTGATAGGTTGCGCATTCTTTGGATACCTCGAGATTCGAAAGGGTGCGGATTCTACCGCATGTTGGTTCCTGCTAATGAGATTAAGAGACAAGACCTGGCTGATGTTGTAGTCAATTTCGGCTGGGATTGGAAAATGGTAGAGTGGGCCCACATTATTATTGTACAAAGAATGACTGATATTGAAGCGTATGAATCTTTTGACCAGGCACACTCAATTGGTAAAAAAATTATATTCGAATTAGATGATTACGTTAATGCTATTTCACCAACCAACCCATCATTTAACTTTTGGAGTCCTTTTGGAGCTAACTACGCACGTTGTTTAAAAATTATACAGAAATCAGATGCGATGCAGGTGACAACGGAAAGGCTTAAGAATGAGTATGCTCTTTGGCAACCACATATAGAAGCACTACCAAATTGCTTGGATAAAACCCTTTGGGATATGCCTGCATGGACAGCTACTCATTGGAATAACTATTATAAAAAGAAAAATGATGGTATTATAAGAATAGGATGGTCTGGAGCTGCCAGTCATTATGAAGATTTGCAGCTGATTGAAGAAGTAGTTACAAAAATCTGCCAGAAGTATTCCAATGTTCATTTCTGTTTGATGGGATATCACGGTGAATCTAGTAAAGGACCCAATCTTTTCCAGAATATTCCTAACTCAACATCTGTATGTCCGCACTGCAAAAGTGGAGGACAACTTGAAAAGATACCAGGTATTGAGTTATTATATTATCCAAGCAAGCTCAAGGAGGCTGCTTTCGACATAGGTATAGCTCCTCTAATTGAGACTGGATTTAATCAAGGAAAAAGCGATATAAAAATAAGAGAGTATTCAGCGCTGAGTATTCCTGTTGTAGCCACTAGGATGAAGCCATATAGTTTAAGTGTGAAGGAAGGATATACGGGTTATTTAGCATCTACAGGTAAAGAATGGTACGATGCTCTAGAGCTCCTTATCAAGGACAAAGAGTTAAGGTTAAGACTCGGTAGAAATAATTATCGCTGGTATAAAGAAAATACTATTGATAAACACATTCATAAATGGATGGATTTCTACAACAGAGTCATAAGTTTTAAGATGAAGTGGTAATTTGATTTCAAGTTACCAAAATCTCTAAATTAATAATTTGTTATAAGGAAAGGAACACTAATATGGCTGCAACATTTCAATGGTGGGGTGAATACGGATCAACTGGATCCCCTACTACCGCTGATTTAGGTGTTTCTGGTAATCTTTTTAACTTTAAGACAAGTAACTCGTTAGCTGACGAATCGGATTACACATCATATCCTATTACCGCAGGTAACAACTCTTACGATGTTTGGTTGAAGGGTCATTTTACAGGAACATTTAACAAAATTCAGAACGGTAAGTTCTGGAAATCAAGTGGAGCGTTAGGAACAGGAGAAACCGTAAAATT